GCTCGTGAAGTTCGACACGTTGATCTCCTCGACCTTACCCTGTTCGACAAACTGCGAAACGATGATGAGGGGCTGACCCTTGAAAATTTCCGTCACCTCATCCATCCAAGCGAACTGGTAACGCTCCGGCATATCAAGTTTTTCAAACTCATACGTGTCCGTATTATAGTCCCACTTCTTTCCGTTGCGCTTATTCGTAAGGCTTGTCAGGTCGATTGCTGCCGTTGGAACAAATGGTGGCGTGTACGTACCACCATTGAGAAAATACTTCACGTGCTCTATTCGTAATGCGGTCTGACTGTTGACCGTTCCCAAGAACCAATAGCACCTGTAGGTATTCTTCAACATATTGAAGATGTCTTTCAGCGTAATTTTCCCCTTCTGTGCTGGGGTCTGATACTCTCCGTTCGTGATATTTGACTTCGGTGTCAGCCAAAGCCCGTTATCACGTCCTTGTATATAATCCCATCCGCTATAAAGGAAATGGCTGTAGTCCGCAGTACCGTCAAAATGAATATTGGGGTCTATCTTATTGAGAAGCACCTGCAGGACGGAATATAACGGATAGGCATCGTTGAGCATGAAGAAATACGTGGCATCATCCTCGATGTCGGTATAGTCATTCGTCTTTCTAAGCCAGATGGAGTTGATACCCCACAGGTTACGCCCGATTGGGATATACTGATACGTGTCATCAGGCGGCAGGTAATAATCTCCGCTATCATTCACGCCCCACTCCGTCGGGTCGCTTTGCGTCCGTTGCGAAGAATAGATCATACTGCTGGCATCATACGGATAGCAACGGCGATAGTTGCGGTTGTACGTCACAATATCATCCGATGGTATCTCGTAGGTGTCACCGCTATTGGCTGATTTCTTGTTACAGATGACGCGACTGTACAGGCTATGGTCGATGCAGTTGGCTTTCAGGTTGCCGACAGTCGTCATCTGGCTCTCGAACTCTATCTCGGCAGGGAAATACCCAGCGCCATACTCACCGATAGGCTGCCTATACAACCACTTGACGGTGTTCGGCTGGCTTCTGCTATACACATATAACGCTTCAAGCGACAACTCGATGGCATAGACGATAAAGTATGTGTTCGTGCTATTCGTCAACGTGCTGCCAGTGCCTGTTATCTCTCCAGAGAACGGCTGCTCGAAGCCTGACTCATAACCATACGGTATCTGCGTGAACTCCAGTTCGATGATGTCCTTCAATAGCTGGAAGTGGCAATGCTGACGGATAAACGACTGCACGTTATCCATCGGCAGGCTGACATCCTGCTCGAATGACAGGTTGCCACAGACGCAGGTACACGTTTCGCTCTCTCCGTCAAATATCTGGATGGCTGGCCTGCGGCTCAAACGTATCTTGTTAATCTCGGGAGCCAGCTTGATAAGGTCGTACTCGTTATCCAAGCCTGCCAGTATCTTCGAATATGCATCATCGGTCTGCGGCTTAACGCTGATGATCTTGTGGTCGACATTCACCTTGCAGTCCGTCAGCGTGAACTTTCCCTTCCAATAGGATGACCACGAGGCACCGTTGTCGCTGATCTGTATCTCTACGTAGAACACCGTACCGAAGGCTTTGCCCATGATATAGTCATAGTCACCACGGAGGAAGTCGAGGTTGCCCGACAGTTCCGAGCGGTGGAACATCTGCTGGCTCTCCATCTTCCACTCCAAGGCGAGATCGTCCTTCCAATTCGGGTTGGCAAGGCGCTGGCTATCTCCGGCTGCGTTGATATAGAATCTATACTTCGGTAACATATCCTAATTCTTGATGATTCTGCGTAAATTCTTGTATCTTACTATCTCATTGCCGTTGGCATCGAACGTGCTCGAGGTCTCGCCCTGCTCACGTATGATACGCACATCATTAGACAATTCCCTGATGTCCGTCGTCTGCTGTACGGCTACCGACATACCACCATCGCCATAGGCCTGCTGGTACTTCTGTGCGAAGGTACCATCATTCAGCGAATTGATGACGTTTGGGATAATGTCACGGAAGCGCCTCGAGTTACGCTTGTTGATAACGGCAAAATATTCGCCACCCTCCGCACGTCTGCGCGTGCCGTCCTTCTTCCGTCCGAGGTCGATGTCGTTGCCTGACTGATGGCTACCACCCTCGAGCAATTCAACAGTACCTTCTCCGTATTCCTCGGTATTGCTTGTCAATTCCGCAGCCTTCAATTTCGCAGCAGCGAACGAACCCCACATGACTGCCAATGCTGGTATCGCCCAAGGGAAGCCCAACTGACTCCAGATGAGTGAAGATGCCGTGACGAGGTTCGACACCTGCTGCACGGCCTGCAAAGCCTGCTGTGCCTTCTGTGCACGCTGCTGCTCCTGTAAGGCCTTCTGCTGGTTCTTTTTCGCCTCGTCAAGTTCCTTACGTGCCAGTTGTACGTTTGAGGCGTAGCCGTTGTTTCGGGCTTCTATCTCCTTGTCAAGGTTTGACTTGGTACGCTCCACATCCTGCTCGGCAAGCTGCGCCTTCTTCTCGGCAGCCTGTACCCAAGCATTCATATATTCGGATAGCTGGTCGAGGGCGAAGCTGAACGATTCGCTGATGGCCTCCTTCTTCTCATCGGACAAGTTCAGGCCTAACATATCATAGATGTCGCGGCCTTTCTTGGCCTTCTCCATTTCCTTGTCGACCTGTGCGATGTTGTTCTTCAATATCTGCAACTCGGCCTCCGTCAGCGTCCGGCCATCCTGCTCATAGAGTTTCAAAAGAGCCTGCAAACGCTCCTTTTCGGCCTGTAGGCGCATCTCCGTCTTTTTCTGCTCGGAATCCTCGAGGTCGATGTACGACATACTCAACTCGTACTCCTGATTGATAGCCTCCTCACCCTTGCGCACGGCCTCCTGACGCTTCTTAATCATATCATCGGTGGCCTTCAAACGCTTTTGCAGATCGTTGGCCTCGTTATCGCGCTGCGCCTTTGCTTCACGCTCGAACAGGTCGGCAAGTTTCTGCTCACGCTGCTGTTCCAGCAAAAGAGTCATTTCGGTAATATATTCCTCGCTGCCCTTCAAGTCCTCAATCTTCTTTTTGTAGTTGAAGATGATGGTGCGGCGCTCACGCTCGAAAGAATCTTCTACCAGAGAAATACGTGCTTCCTCTATCTGTCGCTGCTCCTCGAGCATCTGCTTGGCCAAGTCTACAGAATTGCCACCAGCACCACCTCGGCCACCGCCACCACCAGTCGTCTTTTGAAGGTTATGCAACTGCTTATTGATACGCAGCGTATGGTCTTGGTAGGCCTTTTGTGTGCGGTACACCTCGGCCTGTGCCTGTGCCTGCTTGTCTAACAACTCCGTATTCGACTTGTTCTGTGCCACCTCCTTATTGATGGCATCGAGTTTCTGCAAGGCCAGTTTATGGTTGTTGGCAAGTATCTCACCTTCCTTGCGTCTGGCGGTCTTTAACGCCATTTCCTTCACGGTAGCATCATTGGTCGAAGCCGCGATGTTCTTCATCAGCGACACTTCATATTCCAACTTGGCATTCTCTACCGTATTGTAACGCTCCTGTTGCTTGATCTGCTGGCGCTGCAACTCCAATTGGATATTTTCCTCCATTGCGCGGTTGACCTTCTCGAAGGCAGAACCTAACAACGGCAGCTTTTCCAATAAGTGAGAAGTAATAAGAGCAAGGTTTTGCCACCTTTCGACAAGCGCAAGCGTTTTCTCGGCACAGGTCTGTAACAAATCCTGCAACTCTATCAATATACGCTTCGTTGGAGCGAGAACAACGTTGAACTTGTTCGTATTCTCCTCACACGAAGTGATTCCTTCTGCAAGACCATAAAAAGCAGCCGACACAGCCGCTAATATCGCCACGATTGGATTGGCCAATAAGGCGAGCAACTGTTTACCAAAGGCACCGAGTGCAGAGCCAGCCGCCTTGATGCCATTTGCCAGACCACCTTCCGTCAGCGCTGCGATCTCCTGCAGGCCTTTATACCAACGGGTATTGATACCGATGGCGTTAGTAATGGCATTCGAATAATTACCAACGTTCAAAGCATACTTTCCAGTAGCCTGCTGCAGGCGGTTCATCTCATCGTAGATTTTCTTCGCCTGCTTCTCCATGTCCTGACCCTCCTTGGTATTCTTACGCTCGGCCTCACTCATTTCATTGAGGCGGATTTTCAGGATACTGTACTGGGCGGAAAGTTTGTTGTACGACCCCTCGGCAGCATTGTTCTCCATCACCTGCAGCTTCGTCAGCGTGTTCTGCTCCTTGGTGATGGCCTTCAACTCCGCCAGCCTGCGGGCATTGTCCGACATCGCAAAGTCCAACTGACGGTAGGCCTTCTCCAGCTTGTCGGCCTCACTGGCAGCCTCACGGGTACGCTTCTGACCATCTCCCGTAGCCCCTGACACCATCTTAAGGCTCTCGGAAAGGGCTGCTGCCTGCTGGCGCATAGTAGTGGCCATGCCCGTATAGGCCTTGTTCAGGTTCTCCAGTTCAACGATGGTCGCCTGCAACCCAGTATTGACATCCTCAGCAAAGAGGTCTGTGTACTTGATAGGATTCTGCTCTGCCATATATCTTTATTTGCTATTTATTTTCGTTCTAAGCGGTTTTTACGCCTCTGCCTTATAACTTACCCACTCGGCTTATTTCGAGCCTTTAGCGGTCTGCTTTTGCCGTTCCTTCGACAATCTTCGGATATACTCATAGGCATTATAGTATTCCATGACCGTCATCCGCTTGGCATCGGCATTGGTCTCTCGGCTGATCGTCAGGCACATCGACTCAAAAGCCTTGTCGTGCTGAATCTCCACCGACTGCCGTCCGGCGAACACCTTCGGGCGCACATGGAGCACCATCTGCTCCGTCATTTGACTGATGGAACGTTTCCGTTCCTCGCTCTCCCCCTGCAAGATGCTCTCGAGCACCGCCTGTGTCCTGCGCTTCATCGTGTCGTAGTACTCACGGGCGCTGGTATCATCGAACAGGTCGGGGAAATAGGTTGTCAGCTCATCATCTATTTTTTTTTTGACCTCGTCCGCAGACGAAGTGAAGTCTTTCCTTGGCACCTCTCCGAGGGTTCTAACTACCTCGGCCAACGCTTGGTCTGAAAGGTCGTTGCACGGCTTCCCGTCAATCTCGGCTACCAGACAGGCAAACGACAAGTCCTTAACGCTCTGCTCGGAGAGTATCAGAAAGACACATTGCCGCAGGTTCTCCAGTTCCTTTGCTCCATTCTCATTGTCACCCTTGCGGAAATAACGCACGGCACGTTCTATGTGGGCGTCGAAGTCGTTGATGTCGCTACCTACGCCAGCATCCACAAGCAGCATCTTACTGTACTTATGGAAACGCACCATCGGCAACTCATCGATGCTGTCGTATATCGTGACCTTATGGCCGCCAAGTTTGATCTTCCTCATATCAGATATCTTGTTATAGGACAACTCAGCACACCACCGAATATCAGCAGCGCGTTATCGTAGTAGCAGGCGATGATGACGAATAAAGCCGTACCCACCCAGAAGGACAGGCAGAAGTTACATTTCGCCATCTCCGAGAGGAAAGTGTCGCCATGCAACTGAATCCACTCGATGATGCCCAGCTTCATGGCTAACAGGATGATGAACGTTGAGAGCAACGCCACCAGAGCCACACAAACTAAAAGACTACCCCATGTCATACCGTACAATCTTCATCTACCCAAAGTTCAAGATCAAGGCGCAAGCCCATGAAAGGCGACATCAGATACTGATTGTCAACCTCATCGAGAGTAAAGCCGTTGAACACGTTCTCGGCACGATGGTACACCCGTGACACCTCGACGCCGCCATGACGCAGCACACCCGGACTGGCCACCGCATCCAACACCTTCAGTTCGAGGTCGTAGATGTTACGCACATCCTTGTCCTCTACCGTCCGCATATCAACCCATACAACCAAGTAGAACGGGGCTTTCATCCTGCCCGACAAGCCGAAGTTGGCCACCATCTGCTCGGGGTCATCCTCAACGAAGAAACAGTAGTTCCCCAAGCCCGTGTTGTCGGGTGTCAGCAGTTCGTACTCATCCTTCCCGAGGTAGACATTCGGGGAAACGACACGTTTGCCGTTGACCTCCTTCGTCAGCCTCTCGCAGCGCCCGAACACATGGTTCATAAAGAGCAGTTTCTTGGCGATGCTCCTCTGTAAGTCCTGAATAGGCCTGTCAAAGAGCCTCGGCTCACTGGGTTGCAAATATAATCTTTTTATTGCCATAGCACATCCTTCATCTTCGTTATCAACTCATCCTTCGCTCCGTTCTCGTTCCATATCTTCGCCCATGACTCCCACGACAGACCGAACACGTTCATGCCATATTTGGCCATAATGTTCGCTGCGTAGGCCGTATCGGGCACAATCCCCACGCTATCCTGATTGAATGCCACGTTAAGGTCGTTATGGAACACACCCGTGATATAGAGGTTCGGGGCATTGGGGTTACGGCTCACACTCTTGGGATAACTGATCGTCTGCTTCCAAGCACGGTAATTCTCGGCTGACTGACGGGTACGGAAATAGCCCTGCGGCTTCAAGTCCTCCGTATAGAACGGATGGATGTCCTTTCCGTCGGAGGCCTTACC